GGGCCATTAGCACACTGATTGATAACTCCGTGCTCACGGTAGAAAACTGGCTCGAAGTTGCTTACCACCTTTGTAAACAACGCTGGGACCAGTCAATCGAGTGGCTTGAGACTCAACCCATGAGTAAAATAAACCTCATGATTGACATCGTCAAGAAACACGCCGAGGAGCAGGAGAAAGAGATGAAGAAAAACGCCAGGAAGAAGCGATGATTGGATTCAAAATAACGGGAAACGGGCTAACCCCCTTGAATCTAAACTGGTGGAAACCCACCAAGGAAGAGTGGGTGCCCGTACTACTTGACGACCATCCTCAGTTTTGGAAAAGTCAGGTAGACCCGACATATCAACGCCCCTGGCAACAGCTGAGCCCTCGCTACCAGGCATGGAAAAGCGAGCACTATCCCGGACAGCCCATCCTGAGGGCAACGGGCCTCATGCAGGACGTTGCCTACATTTACACCAGGGGGGATAAATTCCTGGTCCGCTCCACAAACTACGGCAAATACCAACAGTTTGGGACCTCTAAGATGCCCGCCCGCCCCTGGATGGGTGTCCCCGACATCTCTCTTAAGCAAATCGTCCCGATTGCTTGGAAAAACATTCTTTCACGCAAACGCTAACCATGGCACGCTCCCGCTCTACCCGCACCGCAAAACCCGCACCCGCCGAGTCTGACGTTAAAGTCACTCCGGAAGAGGGCAAGGTTGAAGCCACTCCCATCGCCCCGGTAAACCTGGAAGTGGAAACCCCTTCGACCGAGCCCGAGAAAGCTCCCGAGGCCCCTGCCGCAGAAAAAATTCAAACAGACGTGCGCGAAAAGCTTGCGAAAAAGTCTGTTGAGCAAGATGTCTTCGTCCCGGCTAATCCAGTAGCCCTGGAAAAGGCTGCGGAAGCCGTCGCACAAGCAAAAGGTTTTGACTTCAACCGTGGCACTTCTATCGGTGCCCGCCTGATGGCCCGCGCTAACAAGAGCATCTGATGACCGTTTCTTTTCCTTTCCAGCAGCAGCACACCTGGCGTAAGCTAGGTTACCTGTATTTCACAGACTCCCTTGACTATCGTCAGGTGCTGGAGGAAAATCCGCAGTGGAAAGTCACCGAGCTGCCCCCATTGGGGGCTCAAATTCGCCTTTCTCCAGCTAACGGCACTACCGGGACCCCCAGCTCCCTCACCCAGGGGGCTTTTATCTTTGGCGATATCTCCCAAGCACAGGCACTGGACATATTTCCATTCGACACACAAGAAGAATACGACACGGCCCTCTCTCGCTACACACTGCAGGGCGTCGTAGACCGAGAAGCAATCAACGGAATTACTTTCGATAGCACACAAGCCATTACGGGTGTACAATAGGGTAAAACCCTCAGAGTATGCTTTGCCTCTACGGAGACCTAAACGGATTCTTCCCTCGCCGGTAGCAAAGTTGAAAAAGGAGGGGCTGCACCCATAACAAAATGGCTACTTTTTCGCTTGGCACTTCGGGAGTAACCCCCGGAGCCCCTGGTGTATACATCAACGAGCAGGCTGGCAAACTTGCCAATGCCGACCTCGCTGGGTTTGACACCGTTTACATGCTTGTTGAGACCGAGGAAGACGTTCCCGTAACTCAATTCCCGTTCAACACCCCCATCGCTATCACCTCCCTGAACGACTACAAGGAGCTGATTCGCGTGGGCAACTCCACAGTACCTGACAGCCGTATTCCGCTGCTCAGCTACAACTGTGTAAATGAGTTTTTTGAGAATTCACAAATTGGCGACCTCCGCGTTGTGCGCGTGGGTACCCCCAATGAAATTGTTGAGCTTGAGTTTCTGCCTTCGGGAACAAAAACCAACTCCTCCTCCCTCCCCTCGGGTCTGGTAGCCGGTAACACCGTCTTCGTGCAAATGACCATCAATGGTCAGAAGCTGGTGGCTGGCGACGGATCAACTGGCTACACTGCCAACGGTGAGTGGCTGGGTGTCCCCGTTGAGATCCCTGTGAACTATGTTGCGGGGGACGAGGCTAATAACCGCAAAATCTCCAGCGCGATTGTCGAGGCTGTTGTTGACGCCATCGAGACCAACCCCGCCATTCGCACCTCGGTGTATGTGCGCAGCTTCGGTCTCACTTACGGTGTTAACCCTGCGAGCAACTCCGAGTCTGGCTACGTCTCGATTGCTGCGACCACCTTTAACGGTAGCGTCAACGTTGTGACGCAAGTTCTGCCAGTTGGCAGCAACTACGTCTTCATGCAAAATGCCTACAACTCTGCAAACATTGTTGGCCGGTCAGTAGAGCTGGAGCGTGTCCCCCAGGACTACACCCAGTGTATTGCCACCGCCTTCGACGGTCAGCAGGATCAAGGCTACCTCATCACCCCGACCGCCTACGCTCAGTTTGACGCCGAGGGTCGTGCTGCTGTGGGCGCTGCTGCCGCTGCTCACTGCCAAGATAACAACTACAAGTGGATGGCACTCGCTGATCCCGGTCCTTACCTGGTTACCGACATCAATGAGTATTCTGCTTACACTCCCCACGCCGCCGCCGCCGACCTGGTCACCGGGTTGAAGTACCTGGTAGATAACGTTATTTATGAGTGGGTTGGGACCGACGTGTCTTACGACCGCCTCAACTACCAGGAGCTGGTGTTTGGTGTGGCGTCTCAAACCCCTGTGGATGAGTCTGCTAACCTCGTAGCTGCCGACACCAAAGTGGGCATGCTGGATAGCGCTACTTACACTATTGTTGCAGGCACTAGAGCTGGCGTCGGTACATTTAACATCTCTACCACCAACTACTGGCCGGTAACCCTGCCGATTCAGAAAGTCTCTTTGACCGCTAACTCAGTCGGCAACGAGTTCCAGTCCGTGAGCATTCAGGGTCAAGCCGGAACCTTTAACCTCAGCGGCACAGAGGTTTACATCGTAGCACCTCCTTACGACGTTGCAGTCGACTCTGACTACTCCAGCAACTACGTCTACATTGCCACCACCGCAGGTGATGCGTCCTCCATCTACGATGCGGCGGTCTTGGCAGGGGGTACCAAGTACATCGACCTCGCTGGCACCGCGCCAGCCGGGGCTGTTTACATCTCTGCTCCTACAGGCTCGCAGGCAATCATCTCCTATGCAGATTCCTACTGGGACCTGCCAGTGGAAATCAATGGCCAAACTTCCGACCTAATCGAAAACATCTCCGGTGCGGATGCCGGTGTAAACACACTGCACCTGCCAGGCACTCTCCAGGATCCCACCGGGGAGTACGTGCTCAACTGGTTTAGCCGGACTTTCGTTGACCCTTCAGCTCAAATTAGCTCTGCCTCTGGCATCACGGGCATCACCAACGGCACTGCCGTCTTCTCCTGCCTGAGCCACGGCCTGGGTGACGGTGACGTGATTTTCTTCAACCGCTCCGTCAAGGTAACCCTGACCAGCGGTAGCGACGTTAATCTCGTCAGCGCCACTACAAAGCAGGTTACATTTGAGTATTATGTAAAGCCGGTAACCACGGACACCTTTGTCCTGGCTAACTCCCTGGCTAATTACAGCACTGGCAACTTCATCACTCTGCCAACCGGAACCGTAGGCACGATCCCCACAGTTGCCTACTCCCAGATCACCGGACGCAATGTCAACTCAACCGGATCTGTACCTCTGACGACTCTTCCGTTGATTCGGGGACGCAAGTATGGTTTCGACAGCAACTCCATCTGGAGCCAATCTCTGGATGCTTCTATTGCCCCCACAGGCGTTGAAGTAGCTGGCAACCTCAGCCAGGCCATTTATCCCAATAACTCTGCCACAATTACGGGCAAAAATCAAATCACCCCATACGGCGAGAACATCGACTCGATTAGCCTATGCGGCTATTTGCCCGAGCTGAATCTGGTTGCTCCGACTGACGCTCCTGTCTCTCTCATCACCAACGCCTATTGCGTCCCAACCGTTGACCAGTTCTTCTCGGCTAACGCCTACCTGGTACCGGCGCTTGAGTCCCTTTATGTCGGCGACTACGACCCCACCGCCGCCTCTACAATCGGACCTATTGCCTCGGGTGGTCTCTCAGCCCCAGCCCCAGCCACAACAGCTACGGACGGTCTCTACTACGATCAGCCGCTTACTGCCGTTACCGGATCTGGCACTGGCGGCATCGTTTACATCAATGTCTTTGCCGGTAACATTGCCGGTATCACTGTGGCCAACGGTGGCCAAGGTTACCAAGTTGGTGACATCCTGGACCTTCCTGCCAACTTCGGTGGCACTCAACTAACCGTTGACGCAATCGATGCCGGCACTGGGGCTGTCTCTGCTGTCGCTCCTGGCACCATTCCAACCCAACTTGGTGTCCAAGTCGGTGATGGAGCTGCACAGCTGGAGACAATAGCTCTCGGCCTTAGCGGTTGTTACTTCGATGTTGTAGGTGGTCCTGGTCTCGCTCCTGACGGTCAAGCCGTTGTGGTTGGAGACCGCATCGCCGCAGTGTTTGACGGTTCTACCACCAGCTATGTCGTCGTTCCCGCTGACTCCTTGGGTGGCGATATGACCACGGTGGCCACCGTTTGCTACGGTGCTCAAACCGAGTTTAGCTTCACTCCTGAGCAAACCCCACCAACCAATCTGTGGCGCTTTGACGCCATCACCTCCTCCGAAATTATCAGCGACGCTCTGCGTGGTGTTGGTTTCAACGGTGTGCCCCAGGCTGTAGAAGTTGAGGCTGGAGTAGACAACGTGAATCGCCTCTATGAAGACTCACAGCGTTACTTCAACCCATTTGGCTTCATTGCCTACTACGGGCCCTACATCGAAAACGGTGCCGGTCAGTTTATTCCTCCGTCACCCTATGTGACTGGCGTGGCTGTCCGTCGTTACCGTGCTGAGGGCTACCAGTTCCCGCCTGCCGGTGTTAAGTATCAGCTTGCTGATGCTATCTCCACTCAGATCCCGGTTAACTCCGCTCAGCAAAACCTGCTGAATCCGGACGGTTGCAACGTGATTCGCACGCTGCCCGGTTATCCGCAAACCGCCGTGTTTATCTGGGGCGGTCGTACTCGGGTCAACTCCAAAGATGCTCAGCAGCGTCTGTATCAGTTTGTCAACACCCGCGTTATCCTCAACGTGGTCTATGGCTCACTGCGCAGTGCCTTTGACTCCCAGATCTTCAACGTCATTGATGGTTTCGGCGTCATCTACAACCAGATTATCTCGGTTGGTAACAGCATCCTCAACCAGCTGTATGTCCGAGGAGCCCTATATGGTGCTAAGCCCTCGGACGCCTTCCAGGTTATCTGCGACAACCGCATTAACTCTGCGGAAGACCTCGAAAACGGTATCGTGAATGCTAAGGTGTTTGTGACTCCGGTCCCAACACTGGAGCGCATCCAAATCGACCTGATTCGTGTTGCCCTGGGCAAGATGCAGCAAGAGCTTGATGTCCAAGGTCTGGGCAGCTGATAAATAAATGGGGAGTCAAATGTACCGGGACTTAAACATCCGAATCCCAGACTCCCTGTTTTTTCTTCTCGAAGAGAAAGCGGAAGAGCAAGGGGTCTCTCTGGAGGCCCTCTGCACTTCCCTTCTCTCTGGGGAAAACAACGGGGGAGACCTTGTGGATCCAAACTATTACCAATCGCTGAATCTCGATGTAATGCGCAAAGAGATTCGCAAAGTTATCGAGAGCGACCTATCGAAAGAAGAGGTCCGCAAAAGAGTTAATGCTCTGGAATTTCAAATCTCTAGGAGATACATTCGATGAGTGAGCCCGCAACACTTTCGCCAAAGGTGCGTGGTCTGACCTACCCGCTCACGGTGGTCAACGGCAACCTGTCAACAAGTGTTGACTATGGCCTAATCACTCAGCAGATACGTAGCGTGATTGAAACCCGCTACTATGAGCGTGTAATGAGAGCTGACTATGGCATCGGGGACTACGTTTTGGAAGTCCTCGATCCGGCACAGATTAACTCAGCAATCCAATATAGCATCCTTCAAAACGTCTCGGGACTCTCTGATCTCTCCGTCCAAGGGGATTGGAGAACTCAGGGAGATGACGGTTTGTATCGGGTGTTTATTCAGTATTCAATAAACGGGGAGCCACAGGCGCCCCTCAACTTCACCCTGGCCAACTAACCGGGTAAAACTAAACTACTAAGGCAACGCACGAGACTTGGATGGCGCAACGATTTAAGACAGCACCAGTCCCCTCCGGTGAGGTTGCTCGTTATACGAGTGATCCGTATAATCTATCGTCCATTTACATGTTTGGTAGCTCCTCTCCCTTTACGGGGCAGGGGAACACCATCGTGCGTCCCAACGACGATTTGCTCATCCAGAAGGGTGGCAACCGGGCACTCGTCGTCTATCAACGCTT